TCTCGGTTCGGCCGGACAACATGGCCAACGACCTCGAGGACGCCATGTCCACACTGGCCCGGCGGGAAGCCCTCGCGGCCCGCTGGCTGCTCGAGCCCAAGGACGTGGCACCGGTGCTCGGACCGATGGGAGCCATCGCTTGGGAGCAGCACGTCGCCAAGCGCGACCTCGTGAGTCTGACGAGGGATTTTCTTTTTCGGGTGGAGGCGGGCAGCGCCCGCAAGCCGAACAAGGCAAGCCGCGTCGAGCAGATGACGCTCGCCATTCAAACGCTGGGGCCGATCCTCGCGCCGTTGGCTTCGGGGGGAGTGGTCGGGCCGTTCAACGCCCTCATGAGGGACTGGGCGATGAGCCTCGACATCGACGCGACTCCGTATCTGATCCCCGCGCCGCCCCCCCCGCCCGAAGCGCCGCTCGGCCTGCCCCCCCCTCCCGCAGGTCCGCAGGCTGCTTCGGCGGCGGGGGGCCTCCCTCCAGACCAACCATGAAAGACGTTCCCCACGACATCCAGAGGGCCGGCATGGAAGCCATCCGCATGTACAAGCGGCTGCTTGCGGAAGGCCATGGCCATCGATGGGCGGAGATGTGCAGCCTGCAGCAGCCGCCCGGTGTCAAAGGAACCGACCGCGCCGTCATGCAGCATCGCTACGCCGAACAGTGGCTCGACGACATGCCGACGGACCAGGCCCGCCGGATCACCCGCGAGGCGCGGGCGGCCGGCATCAACATCAGCGGCAAGTACTACTGCTCGGGTCTGGCCGACAAACGAGGGCACTGCGACCCCGCGGCGTGGATCGACAGCTCGGCCGACATCAAACGCGTGGCCCGGCAGCGGAACCTGACCGTCCGCGGCATTGTCGAACACGAGGCCGTGCCGATGCCGCCACCAGAGCCAAAAGCCTTGAGCGAGCGGCTGATCCGTGAAATGTCCGCCGTCGAACGCAAGCGTCACCCGGGCAAGAGTAAGGCCGAACTCCGCGAAATCGTCATCGACAAGTACGCCCCGAAATGGAGGCGGAAGTGATGTTTACCGCACAGGACGTTGTCGACCACCTGCTGACCTCCACCGGAGGCGGCGCCCAAGACGGAGAGCACCGGGCCGTCCGGCAGGCCGTTGTCCACGGCGTCCGCGAGGTGTTTCAGTCCCGGCAGTGGCTCTGGCACACGAAGACCGGCGCGTTCACGACCCTGCGGCTGGCGACCACCGCCACTGCCATCACGGCCGGCTCACAGGTCATCGCCGTCGCGGATTCCACCGGCATCGTGCCCGGAAGAATCCTTGCGGTCACTCCGGGCTACTTCGCGAAGACCGTGCGGGCGGTGAGCATCTCGGGCACGAATATCACGGTCGACTATCCGGCCACGACGACCTTGGTCGCCCCAAATACCGCCACGGTTTTGGTGCAGACCTTCTACGACCTGCCGGCCAACGTGAAAGACATCGATGCTCTGGTCACAGAGACGGTCGGCACCCTGCACTGCTACGTCTCGCCGCAGGAGTGGCAGCGGCTCGAGATCAACACCCGCGGGGCCGGGGAGCCGTACTACTACACGATCATGCGGAGCGACGTGAGCCCGGACCGCTACCAGGTCCGGTTCGTCGGCGTCCCCACCGACGGCACGGTGGTGTCCTACACCTACCGCTACATACCCGATCCCATCCGGCTGATGGGCTACGAGCCGTCCTGCCGCGCGGGAACGGCGACGGTTTCTTCGACCACCGTGACGCTCTCGGGCACGACGCTGCCGCAGACCCTCGACGACACGGTCATTCGGTTTGGCACCGCCACCACCAGCGCCGATCCGATCGGAGCCTTGAACCCGTTCGTGTACGAGCGGCGCATCGTCTCACGGCTCAACGACACTTCGCTCACGATTGACTCTGCGCTCCCCGCGGCGGCGACCGGCGTCAAGTACGCGATCTCCGATTTGCTTGAGTGCTCGCCGCAGATGTACACGGCGATCCTGTCGGCCAGCGAGATGTGGTACGCGCGGCTCGCCGGCCGGCCGGCCGTCGAAGTCGTGCAGCTGTTCAACCGCGACCTGCGGCTGGCGATGGAAAACGACGTCGTGTCTCCGCTCTCCGGCCGGCCTCGGATGATCGAGTATCCCACCGCGCGGTCGATGGGCTGGAAGTCGGCCCAGCTTCCCGATCAAGGGTGAACCATGCGCATTGAGAAATGGCTGGGACTGGCGACGAGCGCAAGCCCCTATGCGCTGCCACCAGGCGCCATGGTCCGACAGAACAACCTCCAGATCCAGCGGCCCGGCGAGCTTTCCCCCAGGCTCGGAATGCAGGCCGTCTACTCGGCCAAGGACTACGACCAGATCATCGGCATCTACCGCGTCAGCAACGGCAGTGCTACCGACGCCTTACTCGTCTGCTTCAAGCCCGACGCCGGCACCACCGTCGTCAAATACCTCTCACCGACGCCCGGCGGGAACGAGAACCAGTGGACGGTCAGCACGGTGGCCTCAGTCGCCACGACCGCCACGGCGAGTCCGACTTTCTGCGAGGACCGGCATGGGAGGATCCACTGCTTCGTCGGCAACGGCGTCTCTCCGCTGGTCATCACCCGGGACGCGAGTCCCGCACAGCCGATCGGTCTGCCCGCCCCGACCGTGGCCCCGACCGTCACGCCCACGGGCAACGGCTACTTCATCGAGCGGGTCGATGTGGTCGGCGGCGGCGGCTCGTACTGGGCTCCCCCGCCGGTCATCATCGCCGGAGGTTCTCCCACGCGGGCCGCGAGGCTCAAGACGATCATCCAAGGCGGGGCGGTCGTCGCGGTCGACGTGATCGACGGTGGTGTCGGCTACACGAGTCCCCCGACGCTCACGATCGACGAGACGGGAGTAAAGGGCGTCGGCTTCCTGGCCTACGGCGTGATCGGCGTCGATCCGGGCATCCAGGGTTTTGAGGCGACGGTGGCCACCACCGGCACCCTCACTTCCTCAAGCGGCACGGTCACAGCGGTTGCGAACATCGCACCGGTCAAGGTCGGGATGAACGTCCGTGGCACCGGCGTGCAAGCCGCAACCGTCGTCACGAGCGTCCTGGCCGCGACAAGCACGTTCACGATGGACAAGGCCGCCACAGCGTCGGCGCCCAGTCAGTCCCTCGTCATCAACGGAGCAGTGGTCACCGGCACGACGAACGCGTCACTCTCACACGGGTACAGCCTCACCGGGGGCGCGGTGAGTATCGCGTACTCCTCTGGCGGTTCGACTGCGGGGGCCACGGCAACCTTCGACACCACCGCTCAGCGTTGGTCGGCCCTCTTGCCGCTCACCCCCGGAGCCGGGTCGTCCGGGACTGGCGCGTTCGCCCGCTTCGAGTTCACGTCACTCGTCGACGGGTTGTCGTACGGGCTGGGCGGCACGCAGGACTCGAGCTGGCCGGTGAAGCCAAGCGGCGGGTTCTTCGGAACGTCTGCCAACACGATGCTGACCCCCACGAACTCCTCTCCGTATACGGCCACCGACTACTGGCGGGACACCGACGACAACACCCCCTACCAGGCCAACAACACAGGCGCGTTCCAGAAGTACTACCAGCAGTACAAGTGGCAGCGGAACAACCACGACTTCTTCGCCGCGCTGGCTCCCAATTTTTTGATCCGGTTCCACAAGCGCCGGGAATACGAGGCCCGCTACCGCAGCGTGTTGAATGGCGTCTCGCAAAACCCCTTCACGCTCTACGCGGACTTCTACACCTACGACTACAGCAGGATCTCGCTGCGGTACTTCTCCGGCGCCCGCGACCAACTCGAAACCGCGTCGGACGACGCGTCGAAGTGGACGTGGACCACGGCCACGGTGCAGGTCTCCGGGGGGCAGCCGTTCATCGACGTCGAGCTGGTCCCGTCGTTCAAGACGGGCACCACGGCCTACGCCACCTACTCTGGTTACCAGACGCCCATCGTCCGTATCTACCTGAAGTACTGTCCCGATACTTGGCTCAACACGGCCACGACGGGCGACGGTGCCAACGCCTGCTGCCTGGGCTGGCAGCGGGCCAATGCCTCTGGCGCCGCGCAGCTCACATCCACCAACACGCTCGGCTGGTGGAACGCCGGCCTGGCCGAGAACGGCCAAGCCCAGCGGCCGATCGTGGACTTTCGCCAGGGCTCGAGCGTGTCGGCCGCCGCGGGCGTGGCCGCCGGCACGGTCGAGATCATCCGCGCGGGAGCGGGCATGGAGCAGAACACCTTCTTCGCGCTGCAGTTTGATCAAGTCAACGCCGCGCTTCTGTATCTGTTTGCACAGGCTGAGAACCAGTACCTCAACTTCAACGGCGACGGCTCGGGAAACCCTTACAGGCAGTACCAATCCAACGCCGCGGAGTACTCGCTTGCGTGGAGCAACTTCGATTTCTCTCCGGTGTCTCCCGCGTACTCAGACGAGTACAACTCCACCTACAACACGCTTCGCGGCCAGAAGGCGTTCACCGACTACCGGCTGCGGCTGTACTTCCGCGCCGCTGCGACGACCCCGGGGCAGCAGGGTCCGCCCGGACTGGTCTACGGAGAACCGTCGGTTCTCGTGCCGGGCAGCGGCTTCAAGGCGGGCGATACCGCAAGCGTCAGGCTCAGGCAGCGATCCAACGTGACCGATCCGCCGAGCACTGCCGTCTTCTCCGACGGGCAGCTCTACACGTTCAAGGCCATTCAGATCACGCCCGCGTCGACGACCGACAAGGTCACGGCGGTCACGATCTCCAGTGGCGGAACGGCGTACTACGGCGTGCCGGAACTGGTCACAAGCGGCGGCGGCGGCTACGGACTCAAACTCGGTGCGACCGTATCCGGTGGGGCGATTACGCAGGTGAACATTCTCGATCCCGGCGCGGGATTCACCGGCTCTCCGACGATCACCGCCTCGTCGCAGACCGCCGTCCTTTTGCCTGTCCTACGGTCGGCCATGCGGGGGACTTACCGCTGCGCGTACAGGTTCGCCGACTGGTCCGAAACCGACGTCGCCTACCGCACGATCACCACGACCTCCGGGTCGCAGACGATCACCGTCGCGAATACCTCCGGGCTCGCACCGGGGCTCGTGGTCGACTCGACAGCCCTACCCTTCATGACCCGGATTCTTTCGATCTCAGGGACGCAGGTGACGCTCTCGGCCGCTGCCACCGCAACGCTGACAAGCGCCGCAGCCACGATCCGCGACATGACGCGGCCCATCTACTATTCCGACTTCTCTCCGATCACTGACGTCGACACAACGCTCTTTACCGCAAGCCCCAACCCCACCGCGATGCAGTGGTCGATCGCCGGTGTCACGGCACCCGCCCGCGCGACGATCGTCGAGTTCTATCGCACGAGCAGCGACCAGTCGCTCGTCTTCTACAGGCTTGAGATGTGGGGCCGCGTGCAGGGGGGCAGCGTCACCATCCAAGGCACCGACACGCTCACCGACGAGCAGCTCTTTGACCCGGACCGGCCGTTCTACGCGGCCGTCCCCGTGGTGCTTCCCAATGGAAACGTCAACGCCTACCGCTTCGGCGTCCCGCGGAGCGACATGGCCGTGTGCGCCGCCTACGGCGATCGGATGTGGTACGCCGTGAGTACGAGCGGGTCCGACGTCAACAGCATCTTCTACAGCGAGTACGACGAGTTCGAGAGCTGTCCGGCCGTTAACGAGCTGCCGATCCAGAACAACCAGAAGTCGACCGACTCACTCACGGCGCTCGTGCCGTTCTCGACCTACCTGCTCGCAATGCAGTCGTCCCACTGCTACGCGATCTCATTCAACACCGACCCGACGGTGGACGCCACGATCCAGCTCGTCGCCCACCGCGGCGTGCTGTCGCAGCAGTGCTTCGACCTGTTCGACAACCGCCTCTTCGCGATGGACGAACGTGGCATCTACGTGATGGACCGGGCGGGAAACGTCGAGGACTTGAGCGGCCCGATCAGCAACTATTTCAACCTCGGCCTGCTCGACCTGTCCGTCCGGCACCGGTACTTTCTGAAAGTCGACCAGCGAACAAACATCCTCCGCGCGTTCGTCGCACTCAAAGCCGCCGGGGCGGCATCTCCGCATTTGGCTTTGTGCCTTCACCTGGCCCAAAAAGCCTGGTGGACCGAGAGCTGGCCCAATGGCCTGACCTGTGGCTGCGACTTCAGACGCTCTCTCGGCAACCCGGACGAGCCGGTCTACGGGGCCGTTGACGGCGACGTGTACTGCGCCGGGGGGCTGGTCGACCAACAGTACCGCGCCATCTCAACAGTCACCGTCACGAATCCCGGCTCGGGCTACACATCGCCGCCGAAAGTCACGCCCACCGGCCCCGGCTGCGGCGCCGAGTTCCTGCCGATCGTGCAGGACGGGGGCATCGCCGAGATCCTGGTCGCCCAGCCCGGTTTCGGCTACGGCACGTACTCGGGCTCGACGTTTCAGACGCAGGTCGCCCTCACCATCTCTGGCGGTGGCGGAGCCGGGGCTACGGCGGTGGCCACCGCCACGCTTCCGATCCTGGCAAGCGAGGAGTTTCCGCAAGCGAGCGTGCCGTTCTCGGTTCGCACCGGTGCTTTCGAGTTGGCCAACGACTCAAACGTCGACAAGCGGGCGCAGCTCGCGGATCGCAGCGTGACGGTCGTCTACCGCCCCACGGAGACCTCCGTACTTCTGCAACTGCGGGAGTATTTCAACAACTCAAGCTCCCCGCGAACGAACGTCATGCCGCGGGATCGGGGCACGGGGTTCGTCCACGACTCGACGAAGACGACGCTCGACATGGCATCGACGCGGTCGCCGCTGGGCACGTCCACCGGGGTCGCCAAGGCACAGTTCGCGGGCCGCAACCTCTCCGACATGGGCGGTGCGGACAGGCACGTCGCGGTGGAGCTGGCGAGCCCCGCTGTGTCCGCCAACACGGGCGATCCGACGCCTTCCCAGCCGCTCGTCTACGGGCTGGACATCGCGGGGGTCGCCGATGGCAACTAACAGCGGACAACTCGTCCAGGCACTCGTCGACGGTGGCGTTAAGCCCGCCGCCGCGAGAGTGATCGCCAACGCGCTTGCCAACGCCGACACCCCGCAGTTCTCGGGAACCCGGGACGTACAGGACGCCACGCCAACCGACCAGTTGCGGATGGTGACTTCAGACACCCGCAGATATTTGCTCACGAATCTCGACTACTCGCGTGAAGCGCCCTACCAAGCGAGGCTGCAGGCGAGTCCCGGACGGTACGAGTCGGCTTCAAGCGACCACCCCTACAAGGACTCGCAGCCGGTAACCCCGGTGCCACCACTCTCCAGGGCATCCGTCGCGGGTGGACCGTACATCACGGTCGAGGCCGCCGTGCAGGACGGGGCTCCAGAGTTCACCGTGAGCCTCAAGTTCGGGCTCACCGGCGGCACGCATCTGCGGATCAAACCGGCGACGAGCGCGCTTGAGGCGGTGCCGCTGACGGTCACTTCGCCGCAGGGACTCGTCACGGCGACGGTTTCGGAGCAGGCGGCCGCCACGAACCTCGAGCTTGCCGTGCGGGGACTCTCGTCGCGGGCGGTCGTCCTCGGCGACGGCACGACGGCACAGGTGCTCACCTGGGCCGACAAGTCGACGAGCCCGTCAGCGCAGACCATCACGCCCACTGGCGCAGTCGTCGCCTTCGCCGCCCTGCTTTCGGGAGTCTCCGGGTGGCTGCTCTGCGACGGGAGTCCATACAGCCGGACGACGTATGCGGCGCTCTTCGCGGCGGTCGGCACGTCATATGGCTCAGGAGACGGCAGCACCACGTTCAACGTGCCGGACATGCGTGGGTACTTCGTGAGGGGTCTTGGAACGAACTCCGACGGCACGGCATCCGGCACGCTGGGCAGCAGGCAAGCCGACGCGACCAAGCGGCCGACCACGAGCCTGACTGGCGTGACCGACACCCAAGGCGCACACACGCACGACCTGCTCCTGCCCCGCGGAGACGCCACCTACAACCAAGCCTCGGGGAACACGGTCTGGGGAAACGTCGCCAACCGCACATGGACCACCTCTAGTGCCGGCAGCCACAGCCACGCGGTCACAGTCACAGGCGGGGGCGATGCGGAAACCAGGCCGAAAAACATCGCTTTGGCCTACTACATCAAGACGTGACGCCCAAAAACCGCCCCACCCTCCCATAAATAGTCCGAAGCCATGTTTCAGTCACTCATATCCACCGCCGACCCCTTCTCCGCCTCGCAAAAGCGAGCGGCCACAGCCGTTCCACAGGCCTATCGCGGCGAGCCATCCCGAGACGCTTTCGCCCGGGCCATGGCCGACATGAGCCGCAACAACCTAGCCACCACGATGGACGAGTATCGCCAGCAGTACCAGAAGCGGGCGGAGCAGGCCCGCTCCAACGACCTGGTGACGCAGCGCGGCATCGGCCAGGGCGTCTATGAACTGGGCAAGTCCCGCAAGCAGATGGTGCGGCAGCAGGACTTGGGATTCGGCCGGGGCCAGCAGCAGGTGCAGCAGTCGCGGGAACTCGCCCGCAAGGCCGCCGAGCAGCAGCTCGTCAACAACGCCATCGGGGCGGTGTTCGGCAGCAATAACGCAATGCACGCGGCACCAATGATCGGCACGGCCATGGCCGGCGGTGCCCGGCCGCTGGCCGGCTGGCAGGGCTACTCGGGTGGCGGCGGTCTCCTGAGCCTTCTGATGGGAGGCGTGTGATGTTTGCTGGCGGCACGTTCGACACCACCTACTCTGGCCCGATCCTCGCCAGCGGCGAAAACGCGCGGCGCGGTCGCAACGATGCCCGAGCCATGGCCGCGTTCGCGGGACAGCAGCGGGCGCTCGTACCGCAGACCGGCGGCGTGGGCGCGGGGAGCCGGATGAGCCGCTACCGGGCTGGCATCGAGG